ACCATCACTAATATCGGCAGTTACTATTGCAGAATCCAAAATTGAAACAGAAGTCAATCCAACAAGAAGCCAGTTATTGGTTTCTCTCTTTACAAGAGTTGCCCTTTGCCATTCAGAGGTCATGGACGTAATATCACCGGTTGCCTCTATGGTTACCCCAGAAGCACCAACTATAGAAACCGTTGCAGCAGAACCATTTATAAACTCAAGAACATCACCCACATCATACGCAACTGAGGAATTTAGGGGTACGGTAACCGTTGTGCCTCCGGCATTTTGAAATTCAAGCAGTTGACCCCTGTCTTCTAGTACAGCGGTATAGGTCGCGGTGGTTATGACTTTTCTGGTGTAGTTATAGTCGCTTGCTTGAAGCGTATTCATCGCCGCAGCAGTAAGCGTCTGACCAGCAGTAAAGGTTTGAAGAGCCATAAATCACCTACTAAATATCGTTGATTTACAATTGTACTTTATATAACTCATTTACTAATCCTCTAGGTCTTCGTCGTCGGACCGGTTAAAATCACCGGTCATCATCATTTGCTGTGCATACCTTAACATTCCATCTGCCGCCCAGGGCGAAAGTCCTTCAGACACAGACACGGATAATTCACTAGTTTCTTCATCAGCAACTTCCGCAACGATTATAAAATTAGTGACAAGTCTTGACGGCATTATGTTTTTCATTATTGAGTTAAATAAATTTTGAAGGGTCTGGTCGTCGTCATCTTGCATGGTTATGCCACGTATTCGTGAGTAATTTTTGTACCAAGTGGGCGCGCTCGTTCTATTGATTCAAGAACAATAAGTGAAGATTGTCCAACAACCTCAGGACCAATAGCGCCAATAGTTTCAAACCATTTTGTCTGTATGTTTATTTCAAATGGATTTGTAGAATAATCAAACTCCGCCACAACTGTCTTGTCATTAATTAGCACTAGTTTTGTGGCCTCAACAATGGAATTCATACTTCCGGCATTTTTGCCGTAGTATCCAGTATCCAACTGCCATCTTAAAAAAGTTTTCTGAAATGCAACGTCAGACAGTGGTGGATTGAGCTCCGTATAACCAGTAAGACGTAATTGATTTTCTGAATTTAAATTACTTGTATTTAACACAAAAGCATCACCCACAAATTCTGGAGAAAAAATAAATCGTGTAAGCGGTTGCGTTCCAGTGAATTTGCACAACCATATTAATGTTTCTAAGGAGGCAATCGAAGAATTTACAAGTGTGCTTTTTGTATTGTCTAAATTTGACAAAAACCCTTCCTCTTTGTCAATATAGGCAAAATCTTGCGTCAACTCCATTGAGTCGCCCAAGCCCGAATATGCAACATCAATTAAGCGGCGTATTGGTAGGTCTGGTTTTGTTTCAGAATAAAAATCTGTTTCAGAAATAACATTTGGAAGCAATGAAGTAATTATTGGAACAGCAATATTTGTTATGGCAAACTCATAGGCGGGATACAGTGCTGGAGTTGTAAAATAAAAAGGTTCATTTGAATTAGTTGGCTCAAACTCAATGGCAATATTCATAGCGGGTACTTCTTGGCCGGGTGGCAATTCAATTGTATCGCTTCTAAAAATATTCCACTGAGGCGAAAGAACTCCCGGAGCATTAATTACTGCATCTGATTGACTTAAATTAAGCACCGTAACAATCGAAGTTACAATCACTTCATTTACGTCAGTGATAGTGCATGTAACTGTTCCACCAGAAGGCATTTTAACCGCAAACAAAAAAACCATTGGCGAATTAATATCTGTTTGAAATAACTGTATGTCATCTTTAAAAAGAGTGCCATGTGTTGAATTGTTTAACAGTTCAATTTTTAATTGTTTAAAATCGGAAAAACCTTCAAACAGTTCAGAAGAACCATCAACCTCATAGCTCAAGTCAATAGTTTGCCAAAAATCATTCACATATATCGACGAAAGTTTTGCCAAAGAGTCACTAAGACGATTTTTTATTTTAGCCATACTACAAGACCACAACTTCAACTGATGCTCTGGGCAAAACACCAAAATAATTTATTTGATATCCGATTAAATTATTGTTGGCATTCAATTCAGACGCCAATAATTGATTGCCTGGGTATTCTGCAGCGGGATACTCTGGCACGGTGGCACTAATGCTATATACATAGTCGACGCCAGCAATCTTGCTTGCAGCAACAACTATGTCAAATATTCGTAAGGTTCGATTCCAGTTGGGCCAATTTGCCAAAGAGACCAAAGATTCAATTTCGTTTGCAATATTTGTGGCCACAGAGCTTGCTCCAAATTCTGGATTGATAGACACGGTAGCTGTGATATCGACGTCAAAAGGATATGCGTCGAGTAATTCAAACTTGAGGCCGGCCGTTATGCGCTCGGCAACTGCATTACGAATCTCAATTTTTAATGAATCAGAAAGCGGGGAACCACCCGAGTCGCATGCAAAGATAATAAAATATCCAGGATGATTGCCTTGAGTTGAATATTCTATCGAATTAATAGACAATACATCAATTGGACCGGCGGAGCCAGTTGCTGCAGTATTCAAATTTGTGAATTCAACATCTGAATCACCAACAGTTTCACCTGTATATATGCCGGTGCGAATTGTATTTACATATGTATTGTCTCCGTAATAGTCAGGACCCAAAATTAAAAACAAGTTACTATTAAAATCATTTGAGAGCTCAACAAAATCCTCACTTGTTGACACTGTCGCAATGTCGTTTGCCGCATTTTGTCCGTTCAGGGTGCCGGCAGAAGCGTTATAATACGCCGCCCTAGAAACATCGTAAACTTTACACCTATGCACGTCAACAAAATTTGTAAGAATGTAATTCTCAACCTGTTTGGCGGTTGACAGTCCAGAGCTTAAACTCTCTAGGTGTGTAGTTCCACGGCTTAGGTATTCAGAGGTAGTTTCGGCTAGTGCACCTTGTGTAATATTGCTGTCTGTTACAACATCTAGTATCGTTGCACTTGGTTGAACCAGGACCAACTGTGTGCCGGGGGTGATTGTTGGCAGAACACCAGCAACCAAGGACGTAGCAGTTGCAGTTACGGTTGTAGACGCGCCATCTGCAACCACAGTGCTATTTGTGGAAAATGGATATTGTTCTATATCATCGCCATTAACTATTTCGTATACTGCGACAGTTTCTGCGGGAACTGTCTCGCCAGCTTGAGATAATGTAAATTCAAGTTGCACAGAACCAAAGGTGGCTTCTTTTCTGATAATGTCCAAATATCGAAGTATGCCCTCCATGAGCCCATCTGGCAAGCGGTTTATATTTCCCAAATTAAACGAACCTAAATAGGCAGCCGCCTGAAGAATTGCGTCTTCGATTGTCCCCGGTCGAGGAGAAAATTCTGGCATTGCCAAACGAGCATACTCAACAGACTCATCGTATAACTCGTCCGGTTGTTTATCATTTATTGTGAGGTCAATGTATTCTGAAAAATCTGGAGATGGCATGATTAATCTCCAATCACAAAATCAATCAAAATTCTTTGTTCACCGTCATTTGTCGGTTTTCCCCTCTCAATCAAGGTGAGTTGAATTTCTGGCCAAAACTGAGCAATTGTGTATCTAATTTCCGATTCTCTTAATGTAGAAAATGTAGGGTCTTTTACGCCGTAAGTTATTTCTAGAGGCAATTCTCCTCTCTCAATTCTTGTGGCCACAGCAATTATCTGTGAATAATACGGACGAGTTCCATCGATTAAGGTGGCCGCCCTGCCGCGTCCAAAAGTCATGGGTAGTTTGAGAGTGTCCATAAATCCTAATCAAAATTTGCATCGACGTAATTTTTTAATTCCAATATTTCCGTGTCAACGTATGTTTTGTTTGCGGCATCGGTTGCCGCAATTGGCACATCGACCTCCTTAATAATTTTACTAGCAGTTTCTCTTCCAAGAATGACAACTTCTTCAAATCTATTGTCAAGAAATCCACATAATACTTTTTGCCCGACAATCGGATACGTACAAAACACCAGGGATGGACCAAAAATTGTTTGTGATGCAACTTTTGGAACATTGACAAAAACCCCCTCGGCACTCACTCTTACCACCGTGCCGAGGTATAGGCCACCAGGAGATGGCTTGCGCGATGAGGCTTTTTTGGAGTTCGAAAACCTTGCGGTTGGGTCATACAGCATAATTAGAAAATACCAGGTTTTGAGCCGGCTTTAGGCTTAATCGGTTTACCCTTTTGGTCTTTTGGCTCTTCTGGCGTGCGAAATGATATTTGCGCTGACTGGGGTGAACCTTCGCTAAAGGATACTTCGGTAATTAAATATGCACCAAAAAAATAATTGGGGTATGGTCCACAAATTGCGGTATGACCAGGACGCAGGGCTCCACCCTGGGGCATCAAAACATTGCAGCTCCCCGTAGCGGCCAATGGCTCATTGTCGGAGGAAGAAAAATCGTGCCATGTCTCAAGCTCAAATAAATCTGTATGATTTCCCAATAACAATTCATCAACAAGTTCCTTAATGTTTCTATTTGGATAAAAAAGCAACGGCACAAATTTTTTTGTTTTCCCGGACTCTGTCGTGTATGAACTACCAAATTTGTATAGCAGCCATTCTTGTGATGCATAAACCAGAACTCCATCTACTTCAAAAACAACAAATTGATTGTCGCCGGCAGTTCTTGTCAGTACATCCCAAACTGATTCTTCGCCATCTCCGGTGCGGGCTTTGAATGTTGATTTTGTTTTTGCGGATTGCTGACCAACAAATTGTAAACCAAATTTTTTTGCAGCGTTGCCGGCATATTCATATCCAGAGCTTCCACTAACTGAATTTGGAAGTTTATCTCGTCGCATTTGCTGAAGTGCTTTGTTTCTTGCTTTAACAACTACGCTTGGAGAGCCTCCCGGCCCTGGCTTTGCAGAAACTTCAGCTATTTCGTACCTTCTCCCACGGTACATAATGTCTCTACGAATAACAAAATAATTTGAATCAAACATTTTGTAGTCTTCATCTATCACTTCAATGCTTATTTCTGGATTTAAATCCATTCCATAGCTAACACTTACGGAAATCAGATTGTTTTTAAAATCTTCTGCTGAAGCTCCGTATAGGTCTGTTATTTGTAAAATTCCTCCCAAGTTTCTGTTTGAGGGTTCAATTATTTGTTCAATCGGATACCACGTTTTGTCACCTACCAAATAATCCGGATTGTTTTTTATTTGTGTTTCGTATCGTCGTTTTTCTTGATTGGATAGTATTTTTGCGTATTTTTCTGCTATTTTTATAGTTGAAAATTTACCAAGATGTCTTCCACTTATTGAATAAGTGAGGTTGGCTTCTTTGGTTGGCAGGATTACGCCATCATCACTAATCGTCGGAATAAGCGTAAAACATTTTTTTTGACTAGCACTGACACCTGGATTAATTACAATGACATCATTAATCGTAATTGAGATAATTGTCGCAATCTGACCATTTTTCAATTTTACAATAGGTCGCAAATTAAGATTAATGTTGCCATATTCAAATATGTCTGCCTCCGACATTTGTAAAGACTGCATCGATGGATATTCTGGACGTTTGGATAGTGTCATTTTTATTTTCTATTTTCTCGCTTGTGCAAGTGCCAGTGCATACATTCTGGCAGCATTAGTATTACCAGCAGCTTTGGCGGCCGCCAGCCGTGCTTCTAGGGCGGCTACATGGTCTTTACCTGAAGGGGGTTTGTCTTTTCCGTCTGTTTTTGTTTTGGGATTAAATTTGCCATGTTTAAACAATGGTAAAAGAATCATTGTTTTTCTTCGAGGAATAAATTCAATTAAAGATAAATTTACGGTTGCGCTAGTCGTTTTGGCTAGTGTGTTCTGTCGCCCATGATTAATAGAGCACTCATCTATGTACCATTTTGGTATAGCAAGAGCTGGATGAACATTTACAAATTCAACCGGAATGGCGTAATCAGCCATTGTTTGAATAAATTTTACTTGGTCATCAACTGATTCAAAAAAATCTTGATATGTTTGAGTACTTGCTTTGCCCGCCTCATCAAGTTTTGTATTTATGCGTTTGGGCGGAGCTATAAGAAATTCAAAAGAACATCTTTCAGCTTTGCCACTCATGATGTCAATTATGGGCGCAGAATATGGTCGATTTATTTCATTAAATGTTGCACCATACCCAGAATGATTAAACGTGGTAGGTGGAAAATAGAACTCGTATGCAAGGCCGGGCGCGGTAATTTGACGCATTTCGCGAATATCCGATTGGTTTCGAAGTACGGTTCCTGACTGTTGAAATTGAAACTTACCCAAAACGCCTGTTGGTACTGATTTGCCAATAATTGAAATTGTCATTTATATTCTCTGCTTTATGTTTTTTTGAATTTTAATTATTTCGTTTGCAACAGCTTGCGCGGTTACTTGCGGAGTGGCAGATTCGTTTACCGTAATATTAAAAGTGTTTGCGCCCCCACCACCCGATGTAGAACCAGTCATTTTGGCCAAAATTCCAGAAGACGTATCGCCCATTGGACCAACTGGCGGAACAACATGCAAATGTCGACCGCTACCCCTTCCATGAAATTCGGCAAATCCTCCTGCTGCATTTACAAGAGACGAATACTTGTTCAAATTATCCCCAACAAGGTCGTATGCATGTCCGGTTGCATGGTCTGAGTTATTGGAGCCCAAAGCAAAGTCTCGAAGCGAGCTGGTCACGGTTCTATTTCCGGGAACCGCACTATTAAACATGCTGTGCTTGGCCATGGTCTTGCCCAAAATTTTGGAGGTTTTTGTGTCGCCTATTGGTACAAGTTTACTAATATTTCCATTTGCATCAATTTGCGCCTCAAAACCATTGGTCCACCATGATGGCGCTTGGTCCCACCAATCTGGAGTGTCCGTTCTGTCAAAGAATTCTGCTCTAATTGCTTGGGTAAACTCAGTCCGCATGAGTGCTGCTTCCTCGGTTAAGATGTCTTTAAACGGGTCAAGTTGCCCGGATAGTTCCGCGGTCAGATTTGTCCCAAACAATCCGGTTGCACCGCCTCTCCCGCCTCGGCCAGTTTTGGTTGTTTGCACACCCAGAGCGCTGGCAATAATGTTATTTATTTCAGATGCGCTTTTTCCCTTAAACGCAACACCTCTTGAAAGCATGCCCTCAAGATTTCTGACTTTTGCAGTTGCATCAGCATCTCCCCCCATTGCTGCTGTAATGAGTTGATTTATTGCACTTTGTGAACCGCTAAATGCTTTTTCGCCATCTGCAAAACTAAACCCTGCTTCGCCGGCCATTGCAAGAAGCTGTTTTGTCATTTCTGTTGCGGAGCCAGACGCTGTTTGTGTTTGGGCTTGGCCAATCAAGCTAGTTGTCTCTGTATTCATGACGCTTCCCTCAAGCACTCCGCCAGGGCCGAATAAGGTGCCTTTGCCGAGATTCGCACCAGTCCCAAAGGCTTGAGCCTGTGCTATTGCATTAAGCAATGGCGAATTCGGAGATTTAAAATTTGAGTAGTCTAAATATTTGGTGTAGTAATCAAGAAACGCTTCAGTTGAATTATCTCCAGAATTAAGAAGGTCGCCTGACGCCTGTAAAGCGTCCTTCATGTCCTTGCTTTGCTTAAACTGTCTAAAAACATCCATTGCCTTTATTTGAACATCTCTTAGTGCATCACTAAATTGTTTGGATGTTTTCACCATTCCAACACCCAGGGCCTTGGTGGCGTCATTTAGTTTTAGCGTTGTATCGTACAGGTCAACATTTCTCTCCATGGCAAGTGTGTAGATTTCCTCCGCTGTCATGCCGGTTGTTTGTTGCAGCGAATTCATTATTGAATCAAATTGATTAAGCTTTGGTCCAAGGGCTTGAGTTAAATTCGTACTAACTGTTTTGAATTGAGATATCGCATCTTGATTCTTGTCGCCAGTAGCAAGACTCAGCGCGTTGCCGTCGATTATCCCGGAATCAATGTAGGGTTGCAAAAGTTTTGTTCTTGCAGCAATTCCACCGGCAGAGTCTCCAGCATCATCAAATTTTCTCGTGGCAGCGAAATCTGTTGCCAGGGTTGATGCTTTTAAAAGCAAATTTCTGGCATTCTTGGTAGAACCTTTTGTTCCCTCACCAGCAGCGGCCGCAGCTATTGAGCTAAGTTGAGCTACCCCAACTTTATCTACGGCTTCTTTGGCCATTTTTTTCTGGTTTCGATTTGCGGCTAGTGCGCCCAAACCTGCCCCAACAAGTCCACCAACCGCTGCTCCAAGTGGGCCTGCAATCATTCCACCAATCGCTGCGCCGCTTACCGCACCGGCCACCATTCCGCCCATTTTTGTCTTGGACTTAAATGCGGTAAGTCCTGCGCCAACCGCCAAGCCCAGTAGTGGATTAATTGCCGCGAGACTTGCGCCTGTTTGCAGTGCGCCCTGAGCGTCGGGGTCAGAAACCATTCTTTGACCCATTCCACTATTTAAAAATGCGCTGGCTCCGAGTCCAGCCAACATATTTGCGCCGCTAAAACTTGTTTTCATTCCAGCTTTTATTCCTCCCATTTTGCTGAATTTTGCGTCTGCTGGAATTCTTCCTTCCATTTTTGCGGTAAGAAAATTTTGATACGCGTTTCGGTATCCACGACCAAAGTTTCCGCCTTTGGCGGCATTCATACTTCTACCAATAAGTCCGGAACCAGCACCGCTCTTTGCAAAACCTGCTTGGTCTCTTATTGTTTGCCTTAAACCCGTATATCCACGTTCATTGTATGACGTTCCCAACAAAGCTCTTCCCAACAACCCTTTGAGGCCCCCCCTGACTGCAGAGTTGGGTGTACCGGGCGATGCCATTGCTCCAGCAACTCCACCACCACCCAACGAAGTGGATGTCATTGGGTAACCATTCAAAATCGTTGAACCAAAGTTCATTAAACCAGCTATACCCCTACCACCAGCGCCACGCATGCCACCCCTTGAAACAAAACGTGCTCTTCTTGCAGCGACGCGTTCACGAAAACTTGGCTGTTTTGCAAAGCGGCCAGAGGGGAAAAAACCGCTTTCTTGAATTCTTGAGTCAAGTCCATATCTGTAATCACTGGATTGCATCGGCGCAGGAGGTCCATAATAAAGATTATTTGCCGTTCTGGCATCTTGTCTTCTTCTCTGTTCCGAAGCCCTGTATTGCTCTCTGGTCATTTGTCGAAGTCCAATGTTTTCATAATCTGGAGTCGGAACTCCACGACGTCTTCCAAAAATATTTGTAGTGTCTTGGTCATTACGGGCCGCGCGTTCAGCAGCAGTGCGAGTGGTGCCAAGACTTGGAGCCCTGTATCCTCTTTCCTCTAGTGGTACTGTTTTTTCTCCGCGGTTTGCCATTTTCCACCTGGTTATATCACGCTGATAGTCAGCATTGGATTGTCCTGGCTTGCGCCTCGGCAATGTTGTCCATGCTCCATCGGATGCACGGACTGCTCCGCCACCAAATCCACCCCGCAATGTATTTCCTGTTGCAACCGCAGCAGCACTAGCAGTGGCAGCAGCAGTAATCGACGCCGCGGCACCCTGTAGAGATGTGCCAGCAACGCTCAATGCGCTTGCCCCTGGGGATATCGCTGCGCTTGCCGCTGCGCCAGCTGCTTGTCCAGCTGCAGACATTGCGCCAGATATTGGACCAAATTGTCCCAGCGTGGCCTGTCCTCCACCGGTGGTATTATTTGCCATAGTTTCAAATTTGTGACCAGAATAAATTGCTTGTTTCATTGACATGTTGGCTATTCCAAATTCGCCACCAGCCCGTCCTGCCATGCCACGTTGAAATCTTGCAGCGCGACGACCTTTATACGCCGCTGCGCCAAGTAGTCCCACTATTCCCGCGGATAGCATGGGCCCACCTTCCGCGACCGTGCCGAAAATGCGAGCTACCAAACTCATTACCCTTCCCAGCGCAGAAAGTAACGGATTTATTACCGGAAGGGCTTTAGCAAAAACTTCTCGAAGAGCTCGCATAATCTCAAAGAAGCCAACGACAACACTCTTCATGGCATCACCGAATGCAAGAAAAAGACCTTTATTGTCTTTTGCTTGTTGGGCAAGTGCCTTTACTCCTTCACCAATCTGCTTAAATATCTCAACGATTGGTTTTCCAAAAGTTTTTATAACAATTGACCCACCCTCGCGGAGAGGGTCAAGCGCATCCCGAACTTCTCTGAAATAAATTGCAAATCCTTTAAAAAAGTCTGTTGTTCTTTTCCAGAAACCCTCCGTTGCCGGAAGAAATTTTCTAAATAAAACAACAGTGAAGTCTTCTAGTTTTTCTGTGAATTTAACAAGAGATGAAAGAAACGGTCCTTTTCCGAAGTTAACAAGGTCGCCAGAAATTCTTCTAAACGTGCGCTCAAGTCCAAAATATATTTCAGACATGGCTTTCTTAATTGGCTCAAGAACGCGAACACCAACATCAGACATTTCAACAAGTGCGGAGGCTAGGTATGTTTTAAACTGCCCAACTAATGTTTTGGACATTGTTCCCGCTTGCCCAGACACTCCCGCATCTAGTGCTAGCTTTCCACTTTGAAGGTCCTCAAGGAATTTTCTGTAATCCTTGTAGTTGCCCTTCTTAAATGCTTTTTCAAATTCTGGACTGATAGCTTTAACCGCCTGAAGTGCTTCGGCTGTAAATTTCTTTTCTTTTTGCAATATGCCAACCAAGGTCCCAGCAGCCTGAAGTGCATTTTTGGGGTCTCCGCTTGCGCTAACAAAGTCAGCCATGGCTTTTAGAGCGGCTTTTGACGCTGGAGTAAATGCGGAATTTTTACTCACAGCAGTAAAGGCCCCCGCAAGGGCTTGAACACCCATAGAAGCAAGAATCGAATCTTTGTAAAGACTCCTAAGCCCAGAACCGGATTGGTCCAAGGCAGAACCAAGCTCTTTTGAATCTTTGTATCTAAACGCGAATTGTGCTGCCTGAAATTCCTTGAAAGCCGCTGCCGCGCCGATTGCCGCAACACCAACCGCTGCGATGGTGCCAGCCAATGCCTGCATTACATAGTTGTATGTTTTTGCAACAAATTTGCCAATTGCAAACGCGGCATTAACTGAGGCCAAAGAAAGAGCTGAGATACCAAACTCAATGGTTAGGGCAATGACCGTAAACATAATCATTCGGGCCATTTTTAGGAACCGGGCACCAACTTTTTCAACAAGAGATAATTTTTTAGTGAATGAAACAACGCCCTTTTCGGACTGCGTCATCCGCATTGTAAACTTGCCCATGGCTCCAGTAAGCCGATTTGTTCTATTCTCTAGGCGTTTTGCTGCAGCATCAAGTGCAGTAATTTTTGCCGCGGCAGAAAGAAGCTTATTATCACCCTTGACATCAATGTCAACATTTATATTTACATTTTCGTCAGCCATGACCTCTACCTAGGTAATAAATCTCATTTGCTAATACCCCTGAGACTTACGCTCAGCTGCCTCACGGTCTGCCTCAATAACTTTAGCACACGCAAGGCGTATTATCCATTCTTCGAATGAACAGTCAAGAATTTTTATTGGGTCCGTCCCAAACACCTCCCCAAGGCGGGCGGCTGTGATTACTCGACTGTCGTCACTTAATTCGTTGAGGACGGATTCGTAGGGTTTTCGGTTTGCTCAACCGTATCTCCGAAGCCTGCTGCATCAATAATTGTTAGAGCTGCGGCTTCTACGTGCGGGTCAAGGCCAAAAAATTTCTGCACTGCGTCTGGCAGGGCACGAGCCGCACCAGTCATTTTTAGAATTGCAGGTGAAGCAAATCCAAGCGATTTGCCATTTTCAAGAACTTCTTCGCCGTTTAGGTAAACACCTCGCGTTGTGTGACCGATTACCTGACAAGCAAATCTTGTTGCGTCAAGCCCACTCTTTGATTCGGAACCAGAATTTTTTTGCCAAGCCTTTATTTGCTGTTGAGTGATGTTTGGGCTAATCAACAAAGAAACACCAGGACGCTCTGGAACATTGATAAAAACATCTGGACGAGAAACTTTTTTACTAATCACGCTCGTCAGCTGTTCAAGAACGTTATCGGAATCTTCATTTGGAATGTCCGCGTTTGAGGAGGATTGGGAATCGTCTGAGTAGAATGTGTTTGTCATGGGCCAAACACTATCACCAGCTTAGTGCCACTGGCGGATGTCAATTAGATATTTTAATTATGCTTGAGCTGGCACACCCGATATGGCAAATGTAAGGGCAATCGTCGCTGGCGCACCCGAAGAGGCATCTCCCTCTGGCTCGGATAGCCCAACGAGTAGTGCTCCAGCATAAACACGCTCAGACTGCAGGTTCTTAAGGTCGCAGTCGGTGTCATAAATTTTAATGTCATAGTAAGCACGACCAACAACTGGTCGAACCTGATTAACAAGAGTACGAAGCTCTGCGTCGTAATGCTTGGTTAGTGTGACGTCACCAACTTCCGATGGCGCACAGAGTACTTCTGGAAATGCTTGTCCACCAATATAAATCTTTTCGACAGCAGCAGTAATTTCTCCACCCGACACTTGAGCAAAGTACCCAGACAGGGTTGGTCCAGTGACCGCACCAGCAACTGGCGTAATTTCTGCGATAATTTGTCGCTGTGCCAATTTTGTGGAAATTGCCATAATTCCTCCGTGTGTTTATTTTATATTCTTAGACCAGTGTTGCGGTCAAGTTTGATTTTGTAATTTCTACCTCAATAGTGTCACCGATTGAGGAAACTCTTGCGCCAACCTTGGCCTTGATTACTCCGGTTGCCAATTGAGTCAGGGGGTTGTTTGCATTGTTGACTTGAACTGTGTAGCCCGGGTCAACTTGCTTGCCATTTGCGTCAAACGATTCATACAACCCGCCAGCCAGACGAATTCTTTCCATAATGGCCGTAAGAGTTGCACGAACTCTAGAGAATGTCGACTGTCTTCCGTCGATTGGAAGGAACAGAAGTGCTTCTAGAGCGGTCTCCGACTCGTGAACAATCTGATTTAAAACCTCTCGCGAAATAATAAATCTGTAATTCGCGGTGTCATCCGAGGCAGAGCGGGCCCCATAAACTCGCACAGTTCCATTAACAACCTTGAGTGCATTGATAAAGTTTGTGTCAAGGCTGTCCGCTTCTGTCTTTGTGAGTGAATGTTCGAGGCCGGTAACAAATGTTGCCTCTGTTCTTTCGCCAGCGTAAGGATTCCACGGACCAAAAAGATTATGGACACGCGCTCTTTTAGCGGCAACATAGCCTTCCGGTGGAATCGAAACTGTCAAAACACCGTCTGGAATTTTAATCCATGGAAAGTAGAAAGCGCCATATTCGGCGTTTGCGCTACCAGTGTGGCTGGCGGCCGACGAAATTGCATTTGCAACAGATGTGCCTTCGTCAAAAGAAGTCAAAGCAATTCTGTTGTTACTAGCTGCGTGAGCGAAGACAAAATTTCTCATTGCCTCGGCATAAAAACCAGGAGCAGCAACCGCACCCGGTCCGAGATTTGAGGTAAATGTATCAAGAGCATCTTCTAGGTCTGCCGCAACAAGTGCGCCCCCGTTTGTGCCGCCTGAAAAATTTGTTGCAGCCACTACTTCTGGGATGATTGAAGAAGCACCAGCAGAAGCGGTTAGATACAAACCAGCAGTTTCATTGTTGTTTATTTCATCAATTGCGGTGCTTACAGAAGTGTGTGTTTGGGTCGTGAACACCAATGTGCCATTTAGACGAATCTTGATTTTAAAAGTAGTAGCCGTTGGCTGCTCAACTTCAGCCGTCAGGCCACCGGTATTTGCCCATGTGCCGGTTCCGGAAGCAAGAAGATTAATGCATGTTGCGTCTGAAGAATCCGTCAGTGCAAGGCTTGCCTCAACTGCCGATTCGTCGACAACGCGTGAGACATAGGCGCGCGCGCCACCCTCTTCAAAGAATGTCTCAATTGTTTGATGTACGTAGCCGGACGATGTGTAGCCACCAAAGATATCCTCAAAGTCGGAGAGACTTGTAACAAGATGCGAGGTTCCATCCGGGCCTCTTTCGGTAACGCCCGCAAGAAACAGCGTTGCCGTCGGTGCGGTTTGCGTATTAGTTGGACCAGTTCGGACCGCAGTTGTAACAACTATGCCTGGCATGTTTCCTCCGTCTCGGTTATTTAGGAACTATTTCGTATGAGACTACTGAAATTATAGAAGACACGTTACGGTGTTTGGCGTACGTTTTCGGTGGGTTCAACAAAAAGCTCGTTTAAGCTTTCAAGAACTTCATTTTGCTGTTCGATTTGTTCTTGTTTTATCATTTTACGAGATTTTGGCTTTTTCTTATCGGTCGATTTTTGGGCTACGGGAGTGTCAATAAGACGAATTAATCCTTTGTCAATAAGAGGAATTATTCTTTCGTTATCTGTCTTTACCAAACAAAATGCACGCCCCAAAAGATAAGCATCATCCGTAATTTGAATAGTTTTAAAGGATAGATTCTGAATTTGACAAAAATCAGCGTTTTCAATGGGTATTTCATCAATTTGTTCAGAAATAGAAACAATTTCAATGTTGGTTTTCATAATTATCCGTTCGTAATTGTGATGTCTGCGGCATTCGTGAAATTGGTTATTAACGACGTCAGAGGATTTTGTCCGACAGTCAAACCAAATTCAGTAACTTCATCAGCAATATTATCACGAGCGATTACTTCGTCAATAGATAAGTCGTATCCAAGGTATGCGCCAGCAAGAACTCTGTCTCCCTTCAATAGGGTTAAATCGGAAAATTCTTCTACGAGGGTGGTTTCCTCAATACGAGCCTCTCTTTCTGCCCCCTCTCGTTGCAGACACGGGTAGTCTAAAATTGCAGACCGAACAACTGTGGTCAGCCTGTCTCTCATCTCGGTAGTTTCTTTTGAGCCATCAGTTCTAACCCAAACATATGTGCGCATCGAGTAGTTGACCTTGTATATGGGGTCGGCGCCATCGCTATAGCCAATCCTATTAAATGAACGAGTAGAAATAGCAACGGTAATAATCGTAGGCCACGAGTCAAGCGCAATCGGTTCATATGTTAGATATTCCTCTGGAGTTGGCAACTCCGTAGACGACAAACCCCAGCCGTTTCTATAACGAACAATTCGTCGGGGTATATCGTCGTTCAAGTACTGATTAACAAAAGATTTTGCAAATTGCGCTCCATACATTAATTCTGATGGCATTACAAAACCTCACCGTTGGCAATATATTCAGCGGCGTTGCCTCCAAGATTTCTTGCAAAAAGTGGTGGCTCAAATACAATTTTTCGTTTTGGCATTTTGTTGGTTCCGTATTGATGAAACTTTGCATACTCAACAGATGTTCCAAACGAAAAAGAAGTGTTTGTCATTGTGTCTATTGAACCATTTGCACCAGCCAATGATGCAAACAATTTTCCTGTTCGTATCATTGGCGGTAGTCCTGGAAATCTTGCCATTTTCCACGTTGCATACTGGGCATCAAGTGGCGCCCATCCACCAACGGGCAGTCCGTTGCTTGTAAAGTTTGCCGCGTGGGCTAACTTAATTTCTTGTTTTGCTTTTACAAGAACTGGTGTTAAAACTTTGGAACGAGCGCTCATTGCGGTAAGTCTTGCAATAGTCGAAGATACACCTCGTTTCGTTACATCAATTTCAACCTTAGCCATTAGATACGTCGCCTTCTCCACCTGCGCAAAGCAAGCAGCTCTCGTTCGCTAAATCCAGTCTCAAGCGGCGCAACGTTTCGGGTTGTTAGGTCTTTTACACCAACAACGTCGTCATGCATATTCTGCATTTCTCGGGTAGCGGCGCGAAGAATAAACAACTTGAACATTTTTATTGTTCCGCCATCAAGACCACCGCTATACACAACTTCTACGGTGTCGTTCGGGAATCCCCTAAATAGCTCAATGCCATATCTGTGGACGACATAATCATTTCCAGTTGCCGTTGCTGTTCCACCAGAAACGTAGGCTGGCAAACCGGCTGGATATTCGCCAACAGAAAAAGTTGTGCTTGTAACTGATGTAATTTCCAATGACGATTTGTTGTAGCTAGAAGGAGTTACGCCATTAATAACTACACGTTGCCCCTTAGTAAAACTATTAGCCGCAGAAAATGTGACAACTGTCCCCGATTGTGAAGCATTAGTTACGGTCGCAGTTTTCATGGTTGATTCTGCAAGAAACACTGGAACTTGTGAAAGGTTTCTAATTGAAACACTCTTCACGGAAACAACTGGCGTATTTCGCAAACTCAAGACAACAGATGGTTGAATATAACTTATTCCACTATCTGTGGTGCTTAGTGAGTGGTCGTAGAAAAAAGATGTAGCTGGAACACCCTGAAAGTAGCTTGGAATAACGTGCGTCTCGGTAATTTCGTCAACCTCAACGGGCCGACGAAGGTATGCCTCAAGCTCGCTCTGTAGGCCCTCTATGACAAAATCCGCAGCATCAAGTTGTTTTAAACTAAACTTGACATCCATGTATGTCTGTAAATCAGAAGCAGAAACAAGCATTGCTATCTCACGTGGCTCTTGCCAAATTTAGCCTTCGTCTCTCTCTCAGCAATGCCCTACCCGTACCCCTTGGAGTTGTTCTCTGCCCGGAAATAACGTCCGCAAGACGATTGAGGCCGTAAGCCGCGGCTCTGCGCAAAAAAGATGGCGTATTGCCCGCGGTTACAGGATTTCGTCTTGTCAGTGCACCGATTTCCGAGTCGCGAACGGTGTTTATCTCTGGCATAAATACCTCTTCAACGTTTGACTAAAGTTTACACCATCATATTCCTAGTAAATTAACGGTCTGGGTTAGGGGGCTTTTCTAGGGTTATTTCGTTACCTGGTTTGGCTGGTGCTTCAATTGGAACCCATGCTTTTGAATATGTATGTTCTTTTATTTTGCGCATTTTTAAAAGCGAGCCATCTAGCATCATTTCCGACTCCTGAACAGACATGTTAAACATGTCGTCCAATTGCTCAATTGAATACAGTCGGCTTTGATGTATCCTCTTGACAACATCAGACATTCGTTTTGCCATTACTGACCCGCGACCACGGTTCATTTGAACATGCAAAATCATTGCGTCAATATCGGACAAATCAATTTTTGTGCACAAAATTGACTTTGCATATTTCTTGGAAAGAATTTTAGATTGAGATATTGCGATTATTCTTTGATGGCCATCGATGATTGTGTTTGATGATTCCTGCACAAGAATTGGATTTAACAAACCATATTTTTCAATTGACGAAATCAGTATTTTTATATCTGGTTTAAGAATATAATTGACTCTCCATGGCGCCGGATTAAGCAACGATGGATTAATCGACGACATAAAATTTACAATCAGAGCTCGATTTGTGCGCGTACGTTGGCATTCAGCGTCCGCAGTGCATCAATGCTTGTTCGCAAAGATAACAATTTCTCGCGTTTTGCCTTGACTAGCGCTTCTGCTATTTCGTAATCTTCTTTCATCTGTTCCATTTTGTAGTGCGACCACTGTTCTCTGTCGGTGATGGTTCGGTGGCCCTTGCCCGCAGCACCAAGATATTCTTTTGCCCACTCAGCTTTATATCGAGCATCTTTCTTTGCAGCGTCAACAGCGAGAATCTCAAAATTCTCTGTCTCTTTTTCAAGCATTTCAAGCAATCGCATTATTTCTTTTTCAATATCAACTTGGCTAATTGGTTGAGTTCTGTTCATTTATAATCCCCTCGAATGGTGACCAGTCTATCTTCTCTAGCGCCGCAAGCGAAATTGAAGGCCAGGTAAATTTTGCATAACCCAATTTAGCCAACACCATTTCCTCCAAAATCCAAGCATCGCACATATCGTCTGCATGCCCACCCTTCCAGACTATTCCCGTAATAGCTGATACAGAAGATATTACTTCAGACTTTCCAGCATTGCCCTTTCCGGTGGCAAACTTTGCGCGGCAGGTTGGCGGAATCACAACATAAGGAATATCCATAGAAAGAAGCAAGACCCTGACAACACCACCAAGCTCTCCAATTGAATGAGCCTGAGAGTGTCTCGCCGCAAATGCATAACCCTCTATGGCAACCGCGTGAATTTTATTTGCAACAATAATATTTCCTATTTCGCTTGTAATGTTTTGCAATCTTTTAGCACCGGAAGCATTAACGGATATATATCCTGCGTCGCCGTTATGACAATACCCAGTGGATGTGAGAGAAAGGTCAAGTCCAAGAATATTGAGTTGCACAAAAAAACCCTAGTCCAGAAACAAAGACCCGCCGGCCCATTAGCCAAAGACCGGCGGGATTTCATACGAATTTTCACCCGTATTTACTTTGCGTAGTTGTCACTACTAGATTCGGGACCACCTGCCTTTCTTTTTGAGAAATGGCTAGCCGAGCTCAGAGTAGCACTATCAAATCGCTAATACAGGTAAACAGATACATGCAGCACAACAAAAAAAACACGCCAGGACCGAGGGTCGCATGGGATGACCCGCGCCCTCGGTCCCAACGCCTATAACGGTCCTTACCTTACTTATTTTACAACGAAATTATTTAGCACCTTGTAAATGCAAGTGATGTTTTATGTTTTTTTTCCACGTTTGGCTAAGCCCAAATCAAATGCAAGTTGTGGATAATTCCCGATTCTGTTGTGGCACGACCTACAAACTGCAAGTAAATTAGTTTCGTCCAATATTGAGCCACCCTGTGACCTTCGCACAACCTCGTGTATGTCGCAGCTTGCGTTTTGAATGTACGTCAGTTTTTTGTCGTGCGCAGCAAAAACAGGACAAGCTTCACAATGGGGTCTTTCTGAAAGAAGTCTTTTAACAAGTGGGCGCCTAAGCGCGTATTCCTGTTCTTTCTTTTTTGAACGATACCTCACCCAAGAGATGATATATTGTCGAACTCCCATTTATTGTCTAGTGCAGCCCAAAGGGCTACATCTACATCTGTTGGCTCCATGTCAAATTCGTCCATTAGGGACTTGTGTCGGAGAATTGCCGCTTCAAGAAAATTGGCACGCGAAACAGCTCCTTCGTCTTCGCCAAGGGAGGCAACATAATCAAGTCGTTTGTTCACAAAGAATTTAAACCGTTCAATTTTTGACAGCCGACTGTCGTATGACTGAATTGCTTCGGTTAATAAAATTTGACCATCCCGACCAAGGGATTCGTATCGCTCCAAGTCGGATTGTTTGTCTTCAGAAATACCGTTGATTTGCTCATCGAGATTGCGCACGAGGGCAATCAATGCCCGCTTCCACCGGTCACGATTTTGCGGTAGGTGCAGATATTCTCGTTGCGTTTCAGAAATACGATTTTTTACATCTTCCGCCACCAAGCGGGCAAACATATCGTCATTCATTCGTTGGGTTCCAATATGAGCAGATATGCGATTTATAGTGGCACCAGTTGCAGAGTTTTGATGGGATTGCTGGCCACTTTGAATTGTCATATGAGTTTACTATCTCCTTTTTTGTCGTTGATATTGTATTTCTAACATTTGAAAAATCCTCATCTGTGGGCAAATATTTTTTTGCCACTCCGTCCTTTAGGTATAAAAGTTGAAGATTGAATTCCTTTTTTTGCTCCAATTCAGACAACAGGAGCGCATACAGGCATAACTGAAACCATTTGTCTGCCATATATTGGGCGGCTGGTACTTTTCCGGTTTTATAGTCTGTGATTGTTACAACGCCATCCACTTCCGTCCATCTATCAATAAACCCTTTTATTAAGACACCGTCGAGCTGACCAAAAATTTCATATTCAATTCCATCTGGAATTACCAATGTGGGATTTTCTAACAAAAAAATATTTTCCACACACCACCATGCGCTCCATCTGAAATCATTGATGGGTGTTTTTTTAAGAAACGGAGCTACCGTATCTGCCCAGTTTGCTTCAGTCCATATATGGGTGCAGGCTTGACGAGCTGCCGCAATGGTGCGCTCCTCTGGTTGATATGCGGTATAAAAATACTCAAGCACGTCATGAACAAAGTTGCCGAGCAACGTTGCTGTTGTGGGTGGCTCTTTTATCTTGTCAACGCGAGACAACTTAAATTTCAATGGGCATTGAATGTAAGTTTGAATCGATGAAGCAGATAAGTGTTCTGGTAAAACTCCTATTTCTTCGTTCACTTTGGCGGAGTCTCTATTACTGTTGAACCGCTAAATGATAAACGCATTGCTTCGGTGAGCAGAAAGTTTGCCTGCTGCTCCGTTACCGAATCTTTGTTTGGAGTTGCTTGACCGTTGCTCCACTGGGCCCAAGCAGTGCGAAGCTCTTCTTTTTGCCCTTTGGTCAATTTCTTGCTCAAAGCCATGAAGTTGTCCCAGATGAGTTGTGTCTGCGATGCTTGTTCTGGGGTGGTTACTTGTTCGGCCTCCATTACTTGCTCAATTTCAATTGCGTCGTCGCTGCGAGCAAGATACAGACCAACACCAAAAGCCTGTGCTGCTTTCTTTAATGCATCAGAAATCGCACCTTTAAATTCGTCCCCAAGGTCAAGAATCTGCCCTTGCTTGGTGCGTTTGATTTTTGAACCACCGATTCCGTCACGAACAATCGTGGTGAATTCCGTGGCATAATAAGCAACAC